TAGAAGCAAAGAAAGATGTACCCGGAACTCACGCGCAAGGCATAGCGGCAGACATAAAAATAACTAACTCTGCCCACCGGTACACAATAATAAGAGAGGCTTTGGCAATGGGTTTCGCTGGGATTGGCGTCGCTAGTGACTTTATTCACGTAGATACACGGGGTTCTGCTCCGGTGATTTGGACGTATTGATGTTATACACAAGACACAAGACTCTAACAGACAACACAGAACAGTCTATACTGACTATTCCTAACGGACACGTAGCACACGTAAAGTACATTTTTATTGCTAACCACGGAGGTTCTACGAACCAAATAGACCTCTTCTGGGAAACAGGTGGAGTGCCTGATGTTTACATTTTTGATGGTACTTCCATTGGCGCTGGAAACAAAGAAATACTAGGGGACTCTGGTTCTGGTGTAATTTTTGTTTTATCTGAAAACGAAACATTAAAAGCACAAGCCGGTTCAGCAACAGGAAGTGTAGAAATTGTTGTAACTATAGACTTGTTACCACAGCCTCCTGTATTTGTAAACTTCAACGGTGCGTAAAAACCATGATTACATTTATAGGGGCTGATTGGTGTCCTGCGTGTAGGAGAACCAAGAAAACCCTAAAAGAACTCAACATGGAGTACAAGTACGTAGAGATGCCCCCCGGTCAAGCAGGGTGGGACTTAGTAGAAACAATGACAGGAAAGAGATCCATACCACAAGTATTCTACCACTTTGGTGGATCTAAAGACTTCACAGAAGCACTCAAGAGTTTACAGTTAGTTGACTGATCTAAACGTACAACTGCTACCGTGGCAACAAGAGGTCTACTCTGATCCTACTAGGTTCAAGGTAGTAGCCGCTGGGCGAAGAACAGGGAAGTCTCGCCTAGCCGCTTGGATGTTAATTATCAACGCCCTACAGTCCGACAAAGGACACGTTTTTTACGTTGCGCCCACGCAGGGACAAGCCCGTGACATCATGTGGCAGACTCTGTTGGAGCTAGGACACCCTGTGATTGCAGGATCACACATAAATAACTTGCAGATCAGGCTGGTCAACGGGGCCACGATTAGTCTCAAAGGAGCCGACAGGCCAGAGACAATGCGTGGTGTGTCCTTGAAGTTTCTCGTGATGGACGAATACGCAGACATGAAGCCTGACGTATGGGAACAGATTCTTCGTCCAGCACTGGCTGACCAGAAAGGTGAAGCACTGTTCATAGGTACGCCTATGGGCAGGAACCACTTCTACGAATTGTACAAGTACGCAGAGCTAGGTGACGATGAGACTTACAGGGGCTGGCATTTCACCAGCTACGACAACCCAATCTTGGACCCGACTGAAATCGACATGGCAAAGAAATCAATGTCGAGTTACGCCTTTAGACAAGAGTTCATGGCCTCGTTTGAAGCCAGAGGCTCAGAGATGTTCAGAGAGGATTGGGTCAAGTTCGGAGAAGAGCCAGAAGAAGGCGACTACTACATCGCAGTTGACCTCGCTGGATTTGAGGACGTAAACAAGAAACGGACGAAGAACACTAAACTAGATGAAACTGCAATCGCTGTCGTTAAAGTTGGTACTGATGGTTGGTACGTTGATAACATTATACATGGGCGGTGGGAGCTTAACGAGACTGCCGCCAAGATATTTCAGGCCGTTAGAGACTACAGACCCGTTAGCGTTGGTATTGAACGAGGAATTGCCAAACAAGCCGTAATGAGTCCTCTGATGGACCTGATGAAGCGCTACGGGCAGTTCTTCAGGGTAGAAGAGTTAACCCACGGTAACAAGAAGAAAACCGACAGGGTGATGTGGGCGCTACAGGGGCGCTTTGAGAACGGGTTTGTAACCTTGAGCAAAGGAGAGTGGAACAGTAGGTTCTTGGACCAACTCTTTCAGTTTCCAGACGCACTAACCCACGACGACTTGGTTGACGCACTAGCGTACATAGATCAGTTAGCTAAAGTTGCGTACAGTTACGACTTTGAGATTGATGACCACGAGATACTAGACGTAGTAGCAGGATACTAGATGAAAGTTTTCAGACCCTTCAATACCTACGGAATATACGCAATCAGTGCCATAGTGTTTTTTACACTAGGTTACTGCGTTGCTATAATTTAAGGAACCTAAGATGGCAGAAGATATTTACAGCCCAGATCCTCTGATGATAGAGGAGTCTCTGGAAGAGTGGGTGATGACCAAGTGTGAAAACTGGAGAGATCACTATGAGTCAAACTACGAAGAAAAATTTGAAGAATACTATAGGCTATGGCGAGGTCAATGGGACCCTGCTGACTCCGAAAGAGCATCGGAACGTTCTAGAATTATCTCTCCTGCGCTTCAGCAAGCTGTAGAGTCTAACGTAGCGGAGCTAGAGGAAGCCACGTTTGGCAGAGGTAAGTGGTTTGACATTTCCGACGACACCAACGACCAAGACAAGCAGGACATCCTGTACCTCCGCAAGAAACTGGCAGAAGACTTTGAAGCCTGTAAGGTACGCAAGGCTGTAGCAGAGTGCCTCATCAACGCCGCTGTGTTTGGCACAGGTATCGGTGAGATCACGCTGGAAGAGATCAAGGAGATGGCTCCAGCCACACAGCCGATCATGGACGGACAGTTGACTGCCGTGGGTGTTAACATCACCGACAGGGTTGTAGTCAAGCTGAAGCCCGTGTTGCCTCAGAACTTCCTGATTGACCCCGTGGCTACCTCTGTTGAGGACGCTATGGGTGTTGCTGTGGACGAGTTTGTGTCCAAGCACAGCGTAGAGCTACTACAGGAGCAAGGCGTGTACAGGGACGCTTACATTGAGTCTGCGGCCCCTGACAACGACTTAGAGCCTGACCAAGACCTAACGATATACAACGATGACAAGGTACGACTGACCAAGTACTACGGTTTAGTGCCTCGTGAGTTGCTAGAGGCTGAAGACGTAGATGTAGACGATGAGTCAAAGTACGTTGAGGCTATCGTCGTTATCGCTAACGGTGGTACGTTATTGAAGGCAGAAGCCAACCCCTACATGATGCAAGATCGTCCTGTTGTTGCGTTCCCTTGGGACGTAGTACCCGGACGGTTCTGGGGCAGAGGTGTGTGCGAGAAGGGCTACAACAGCCAGAAAGCACTAGACACAGAGCTACGCGCACGTATTGACGCCCTGTCACTTACTATTCATCCTATGCTGGCGATTGATGCGACTAGGTTGCCCAGAGGCGCTAGACCAGAAGTTCGCCCCGGCAAGATGATACTAACTAATGGAGATCCCCGTGAAGTACTTCAACCTTTCAACTTTGGGCAAGTGGGGCAAATCACTTTTGCACAAGCCGCTAGCCTTCAACAGATGGTGCAACAAGCAACTGGAGCCGTGGATTCCGCTGGCATTGCGGGACAAGTCAATGGTGAAGCTACTGCCGCTGGCATTAGTATGTCTCTTGGTGCTATTATTAAGCGGCATAAGCGCACTCTTATAAACTTCCAGCAGTCTTTCCTACTGCCCTTTGTAACCAAGGCCGCACACCGGTACATGCAGTTTGACCCTGAAAACTACCCCGTAGCTGACTACAAGTTCAACGCTACGAGTACTCTGGGTATCATCGCTCGTGAGTACGAGGTTACACAGTTGGTGCAACTCTTGCAGACTATGAAGCAAGACAGCCCACTGTACCCTGTGCTGATCCAGAGCATCATTGACAACATGAACCTCAGTAACCGTGAGGAGCTTATTGCGGCAATGCAACAGGCTTCACAGCCTGATCCTCAAGCACAGCAGATGGCTATGGTGGCGCAACAAGCACAGCTTGAGTTCCAGCAAGCGCAGACTGCCGCTCTACAGGGTCAGGCCGCAGAGTCTCAGGCTAGGGCTACTAAGTACGCTGTTGATTCACAGCTTGCGCCACAGGAGCTTGAGATTGATAAGATTGAGGCAATCACACGAAACCTCAGAGAAGGTGACGCCGACGACAAAGAGTTTGAACGTAGGCTGAAGATTGCTGAAGTAGCGTTAAAAGAGAAAAACCTAAACAACCAAGCATCTAGAGGAGCAACATCTCGTGCTAATGACACAAGTGGAAATGACCAAATTCCTAGACCAGATCAACAACGCATTCCAAGACCAGTTCAACAAGATAGAACAACTCCAAGTCAAATTGGACCAACTGGAGGCCAAGGTCAATGAGCAAGAAAGACCCAAGACTAGCAAGAGCGGGAGTAAGCGGGTACAACAAGCCAAAGCGGACGCCTAATCATCCCACGAAGTCACACGTAGTTGTAGCAAAGTGTGAAGACGGTAAAGTAAAGACCATACGATTTGGACAACAAGGAGTCAGCGGTGCTGGAAAAAATCCTAAGACTGCTAAAGAAAAGGCGAGGCGTAAGTCCTTTAAGGCTCGTCACGCTAAAAACATAGCCAAAGGCAAATGTTCTGCGGCTTACTGGGCAAACAAAGTAAAATGGTAGATATTTACTGTGTTGTTTGGAAAGACGCTCAAGGAGGAGCAAACGTGGGCTGGAGAGATATAAAAGAGTTACAATCTCTTGAACCAGCTACTGCAATTTCTGTTGGTACTCTTTTGCACAACGATGAATACAAGTTAATTATTTGTCCTCATGTGTTAATAGAAGACGGAAAAGTAACAGAAGGAGACGCAGAACTGGTTATACCTACGGCATGGGTAAACTCTATAACTAAGGTACATACGGTAAATTAATATGGCTAAAGGCGTAAAGCACTACAAGCGTGATGGAACCCTGTGGTCAGGGAACACGCACAAGATGCCTGATGGCTCGCTCCACACAGGCAAAACCCACGGCAAAACCTCTGTAAAACTGTTTCACTATAAGGATTTGTCTAAAAAAGCAAAGGAGAAAGCAAATGCCCGGTAAAAAAAGAAAAGTAAAGAAGCCGAGTTATTAAAATGGCTAAGTTAACACCACAACAGAAAGCCAGAGCTAAAGCCATGTCCAAGAAAAGAGGTGTAAAATACCCAAATGCTTGGTCAAACCTAGCTGTAGCTCGTGGACGAAATAAAAAGAATCGGTAATAATACCGTAAAATAATGCTTGACTTTTAGTCAAAAATATGTTATAATAAGGATATAGAGACAACCGTATGGCCTCACTAGATCAAGAAACTGAACAATACTACAACAAGTACTTTGACCTGTTTAGAACCGCTGGTTGGAAACAGCTAATTGAAGAACTTACTCAAAATGCTGTCGTAATTAACAGCGTGGAAGCAACTAAAGATGAAAACGATTTGTTTGTTCGTAAGGGGCAACTCAACGTACTTGCTTATCTAATCAACTTTGAAACTGCTACTAACAATAACTACGAAGAGCTAACAAAGAGCGATGATTAAAGTATTTGATTTTCGCTGTACAAACGGACATATCTTTGAAGAATTTGTAGACGGTAATACCACATCCAGTAGGTGCGGATGCGGAGCCAACGCTACAAAAATCGTATCAGCAACTCAACACGTACTTGAAGGGTCTTCTGGGGACTTTCCTGGCAGACACATGAAGTGGGTACGTGAACACGAGAACGCTGGACGATCTAGTCGGGAATCCTAGTCTTAGGGCATCTCCCATTTTAATCCTCCATAACCTTAATAATAATAGGCGGGGTAAGTTTACATTATGTCACGAGCACAATTACTTGATGAGCGTCCTGAAGAGGAACCAACGGAAACAACCGAAGAACTAGCCACAAATTCTATTGAGACTCCTGAAGAGGAACAACCTCAAGAACCAGAAGTACCGGAAAAGTACCGTGGTAAGTCTGTAGAAGACCTTGTACAGATGCACCAAGAGCTTGAGAAGTTTTCAGGCAAACAGAGTACGGAAGTTGGTGAGTTACGGAAAGTCGTTGACAACTACATTCAGACACAACTCTCAACACAACAAGCACCTCAACAACAGCAACAAGAAGACGATGACGTAGATTTCTTTGTAGATCCACAGTCTGCTGTTAACAGAGCTATAGACAACCACCCTAAGATCAGGGAAGCAGAAGCCTACACACAACAGGCTAGACAACAGGCTACTCTTTCACAGTTGAAATCCAAGCATCCTGATATGGAGAGTATACTGCAAGACGCCAGTTTTGCTGAGTGGATCAAGGGGTCAAAAGTCCGAACACAGTTGTTTGTTCAGGCAGACCAAGGGTACGACTACGATGCGGCTGACGAGTTGTTCAGTCTCTGGAAAGAGAGAGCAAGCGTAGCACAGCAGACCGCCAATGTT